CTTATTTTGATAACAAATACTTCAAGATTATCTTGCAAATGACCAAGGAGTACCACGCTAAATACCAATCTACCCCTAACTTTGATACTCTTGAACAGATTGTAAAATCTGAAATTTCACAAGAATTAGTTGCAAAAATTGTCCTTGACACCATCAAACAAGTAAAAGACGCTCCATTTGAAGGAACTCAGTTCGTTCAAGAAAAAGCATTGAAGTTCTGTAAACAACAAGAACTACAAAAGGCGATGGACAAAGCCCAAAAAATTATTACCGAAGGAGACTTTGAATCTTATGACAAGGTTGAGAGTTTGGTTCGTGAAGCATTACAGGTTGGGGAAAAAGACACAGGTACAACTGATGTCTTTTCTAACCTTGACACAGTACTTGACGAGGATTTTAGACACCCAATTCCATTAGGAATACCAGGTATTGACAGATTACTTAAAGGTGGTTTGGCAAGAGGAGAAATTGGTGTTATCTTAGCGCCCACAGGTGTTGGTAAAACTACCATCTTAACAAAGATTGCGAACACTGCGTTTAATCTTGGATATAATGTCCTTCAAATATTTTTTGAGGACAACCCAAAGATTGTACAACGTAAGCACTTCACACTTTGGACAGGTATTGAACCCGACAACTTGGTAAAACACAAAGAAGAAGTTATGGCTAAACTTACAGAAATCAAAGAAACAATGAAGAACGAGTTAATTATGAAAAAACTTCCTTCAGATTCTATGACTATGAATCAAATTAAAAACCAAATCAGAAAAATGATTGCTGATGGGACAAAGATTGACTTGGTTCTTTTGGACTATATTGATTGTGTGGTTCCTGAAAGCTCAAGTAAAGATGAATGGAAAGCTGAGGGTTCAGTAATGAGAGGTTTCGAGGCAATGTGTCACGAACTATCATTAGTTGGATGGACCGCAACACAGGGTAACAGAAGCTCTATATCTTCTGAGGTTGTTACCACCGACCAAATGGGTGGTTCTATTAAGAAAGCACAAGTTGGACACGTTATCATTTCCGTGGCTAAAAGTTTACAACAAAAAGAAATGAACTTAGCGACAATCGCTATTACCAAATCACGTATTGGTAAAGATGGGGTAGTGTTTGAGAACTGTAAGTTCAACAACGAACTACTTGAAATCGATACAGAGTCATCTGTAACGTTCTTAGGTTTCGAGGAACAACAAGAAGAAAGAAAAAGAGATAGAGTTAAAGAACTGTTGGAAAAAAGAAAACAAAGAGAACAAGAACAAAAATCGTAAAAAAAACAAAAAAAACAATTATGGAAAAAATATTAATGGAGAACCCTAACAGGTTTGTTATCTTCCCAATCCAGCACAATGATATCTGGGAATACTACAAAATGCACCAAGCGGCTTTGTGGACGGCTGAAGAAGTGGATTTAACTAATGACATCAGAGATTGGAATAATCTTTCTGAGAATGAGCAATATTTTGTTAAGAACATTCTATCGTTCTTTGCAGCTTCTGATGGTATTGTTAATGAAAACTTGGCGGAAAACTTTTATCGTGAGGTACAATACCCTGAAGCAAAATTCTTCTACGGGTTCCAACTTATGATGGAGAATATTCATAGTTTGATGTATTCACTTCTTATTGACACATACATTTCAAATGAAGAAGAAAAGAATTTATGTTTCACCGCTTTGGACAATTTACCTGCAGTTCAAAAGAAAGCTAAATGGGCTTTTGATTGGATTGACAAATCATCTTTCCAAGAAAGATTAGTTGCGTTTGCTGCGGTTGAAGGTATTTTCTTTTCAGGTTCATTCTGTTCAATTTTTTGGTTAAAATCAAGAGGTATTATGCAAGGTTTATGTAACGCTAATTCTTTAATCTTTAAAGATGAGAACTTACATTGTGACTTTGCAATTCACTTATTGAACAATCACATTGAAAACAAACCAAGTGAGAAAAAAATTAGAGAGATTTTATTATCAGCATTAGAGATTGAAAAAGAATTTATTACTGAATCATTACCAGTATCTTTAATTGGTATGAATTCAAACTTGATGAAACAATATCTTGAGTTTGTTGTTGATGGGTTATTAGTTAAGTTGGGATGTAAAAAAGAGTTCAATGTTGAACAACCATTCAAATTCATGGAACAAATTGCGGTTGAGACAAAAGGAAATTTCTTTGAGTCAAGAACTGTTGAGTATCAAAAAGCAAAATTAAATGAAACCATTTCTTTCGAGGAAGATTTCTAATTATAAAACAATATGATGTCATTAAAAATTAAAAAAAGAAACGGCGAGGACGCATCATTCAATCCTCAAAAAATCTATAATCGAGTTAAACGTGCCGCTAAAGGATTAAACGTTAACTCTGATGAAATATTCATCAAGGTTATCACATCGGTACCAACTGAAGGGATTATTACAACTAAAGAGTTGGATAAGTTGGTTTATGAAATCGCTGCAGCTTATACTGGTAGTCACCATGACTATTCAAGATTAGCTTCATCGGTTGCAATTTCTGCGTACCACAAAGAAACTAATGAAAGTTTTTGTGAGACAATTAAAGAGTTACATGAGAGTGGTGTTATTAACGACAAGTTAATTCAAACTATGGATGAATATGGTCACGACAAAATTGATGAAATTATTAATCACGAGAATGATTATAACTTTGATTACTTTGCTTGGCGTTCATTACAAGAGATGTACTTGTTAAAGACACCACAAGGTAAAGTAGTTGAAAGACCACAACACATGTATATGAGAGTTGCTCTATGGGTAACAAACTCATTTGAAGAAGCGGTTGAATATTACCATTCATTATCTAATCAACTTATCTCACCAGCAACACCAATCATTATTAATTCAGGAACCAAAGTTCCTCAATTAGCATCGTGTGTATTACATTATAACAACTCAGATTCACGTAATGGTTTATTAGAAACCTTGAATGATATCTCAACTTATTCTTCAGACGCAGCGGGTATTGGTTTATCAATGTCTAACATCAGAAGTAAAGAAAGTCGTATCAATTCATCAGGTGGATTTGCGGGTGGATTGTTGAAGTATTTGAAAATTGTTAACGAGTCATTAAGATTCTTTAACCAACAAGGAAGAAGACCTGGTAGTGCTGCTATCTACATCGAACCATGGCACAAAGATGTTATGGACTTGTTAGATATCAAGAAGAACACAGGTGCTGAAGAATTAAGAGCAAGAGATTTGTTTACAGCTCTTTGGCTTCCTGACAACTTCATGAGAGCGGTAAAGGAAAGTACTGATTGGTATTTGTTCTGTCCTAACGATATTCTTAAGGCGGGTATTAAACCACTTCAAGAATGTTATGGTGATGAGTACGAAGCAAACTACAACAAAGCAGTTTACTTAGGTCTTGGTAAAAAAGTTAAGGCTCAAGATGTTTGGACTAAGATTATTGAATCACAAGTTGAAACTGGTGTTCCTTACTTATGTTCTAAAGATAATGCTAACAAGAAAACAAACCACCAAAACATTGGTGTGATTAAACAATCGAACCTTTGTAATGAGATTTACCAATATACTGACGAGAAGACTACAGCAATCTGTACATTATCTTCAATGGTATTGAAAAACTTTATTGAAAAAGGTGAGTTTGATTTTAACTTACTTTATAGTGAAGTAAGAAAAGTTGTTAGAGCTCTTAACAAAGTTATCGACATCAATAGTTATTCAACTGAAAAAGGTAGAAAAGGTGGATTAGACCAAAGAGCAATTGCAATTGGAACACAAGGATTGGCTGACGTATTCTATTTAATGGATTATATTTTCACATCTGAAGAAGCTAAGAAATTAAATAAAATGATTTTTGAAACTATCTACTTCGCAGCAATTACTGAGAGTATGGAGTTATGTAAGACAGGTCAACACAAACCATACGCACACTTTGAAGGTTCACCAATGTCAAAAGGAATATTCCAATTTGATATGTGGGGATTAGATTATGAAGGATTAGGTGGTTTATGGGATTGGGATAGTCTTAAATTAGAAGTTTCTAATCATGGAGTGTGTAATTCATTATTCACGGCTCAGATGCCTGTGGCATCTTCAGCTAAGATTACAGGTTCATTTGAAATGACGGAACCAGCTCACTCAGCGTTATTTAACAGAAGAGTTGTTGGTGGTGAAATTATGATTGTGAACAAGTACTTGATTAATGATTTTGAAAAGATTGGTATTTGGAGTGAAGAATTGAAAAACGAAATCATTATAAATGAAGGTTCAGTTCAAAATATTAACTTCAATAATCACCTTGATACTGAGGATAAAAACTATACCAAGAAAGTTAAACGTATTGAACACTTGATTAGTAAGTACAAAACAATTTGGGAGATTTCACAAAGAGAATTGATTAACATGGCGGCAGATAGAGCACCATTTATCGACCAATCACAATCAATGAACATCTATATGGCTAACCCAACATTGTCTAAGATTACCTCATCACATTTTCACTCATGGGAAAAAGGATTGAAAACTTTATGTTATTACGTTAGAACTAAAGCGATTTCAACAGGAGCGAAACACTTAGCGGTTGATGTTTCAAAGATATCACAACCTAAGGTTAAAGTTGAAATACCAAAAGTTGAAATAACTGAATTAACAACAAAACCTGAGGATAGTCCTTTTGAATGTTTTGGATGTAGTTCCTAATTTGAAAATCCCGACACAATCGGGATTTTTCATTTTTAATCTATTTAAAGAAAAATAGATAGCATTATATTTATTGTTATGGCAAATGGTTTTACTTATGGTATTAATTTTCCTTTTCGTGATTCGAGAAAGGGAAATTACTTAGAGCTTACTGAATTAGAGTCACAAGAAATTAAGGCTGACCTAATACATTTGTTATTAACGAGAAAAGGGTCAAGATACTTTTTACCTGAATTTGGTACAAGATTATATGAATTTCTTTTTGAACCATTCGATGGTATTACATTTACCGCGATTGAGTCTGACATTAGAGATGCGATTGAGAATTTTATGCCAAACCTTTTGGTTAATAGTTTGAGTATTACACCAGCTGACGTACAAGAAGAGGTAGATATCGCAACAGGACAAAACTTTGCAGGAACAAGTGAATCTTCAATTTATAGATTTCCTGGCAAGGGAACCGCAGAATACACCGCAAAAATAAGATTAGATTACTCCACAAACGGCTCAACATATGCTCAGAGTGATTTTGTTATTATCAATATTTAATAGAAATGGCAAATAATAAAATATCCTACGCAACTAGAGATTATCAGTCAATCAGGACAGAACTTTTAAATTATGCGAAAACTTACTATCCTGACTTAATTCAAGACTTTAATGACGCTTCGGTATTCTCCGTATTTATTGACTTAAACGCTGCGATTGCCGATAACTTACATTACAATATCGATAGGAGTATTCAGGAAACTGTATTACAATATGCACAACAAAGGTCGTCAATTTATAATATCGCCAGAACTTATGGGTTAAAATTACCAGGTCAAAGACCATCGGTTGCGTTGGTTGACTTCTCAATTACGGTTCCCGCTTTTGGTGATAAAGAAGATGAAAGATATCTTGGAACACTATTAAGGGGTTCACAAGTTGTTGGTGCTGGAGTTGTTTTTGAAAATGTTTACGATATTGATTTTGCATCACCATACAATTCCCAAGGGGCTCCAAACAGATTAAAGATACCAAACTTTAATGCTAATAATGTATTAGTGAATTATACAATCACAAAACGAGAAGTTGTTGTGAATGGTGTGACTAAAGTATTCAAACGAGTTATTGGTGCAAATGATGTTAAACCATTCTTTGAATTGTTTTTACCTGAAAAAAACGTGTTAGGAATTACAAGTGTATTATTAAAGAACGGTACCCAATATACAAATACACCAACAACTGCGGAGTTCTTAGGTGTGGACAATAGATGGTATGAAGTTGATGCCTTGGCTGAAGACCGAGTTTTTATTGAAGACCCAACAAAAGTTTCTGACCAACCTGGTATTAAAGTAGGACGATACATTCAAACACAAACCAGATTTATTACTGAATACACTCCTGAAGGATTTAAGAAAATGACATTTGGTGGTGGTACCAATACTGCTCAAGACCAATTGAACCAATTTACAACTTTAGGTACAACGTTAGACCTTCAAAAATATTCTAACAATTTCTCATTAGGAGCGACATTAACGCCAAATTCAACATTGTTTATACAATATAGAGTTGGTGGTGGATTAGGAAGTAATTTAGGTACTAATGTAATTAATCAAATTGGTACGGTTTCATTCTTTGTTAATGGACCATCTGAAACAACAAACTCAGCGGTGATTAATTCATTAAGATGTGTTAACGTAACTGCGGCGGTTGGTGGTGCAGGAATTCCTTCATTAGAAGAAATTAGAAACTATGTATCGTTTAACTTCTCAGCACAAAAAAGAGCTGTTACGGTACAGGATTACGAATCAATTATTAGAAACATGCCAGCTCAGTTTGGAGCACCTGCAAAAGTATCCATTACTGAAAATGATAATAAGATATTAATTCAAATGTTATCTTATGATACATCAGGTAAATTAACCAATATTGTTTCAAATACTTTGAGACAAAATGTTGCAAATTATTTATCAAATTACCGAATGATGAATGATTACATTTCAATATTTAGTGCTGAGGTTATTGACTTGAGTGTAGATGTTGCAATTGTTTTAGATTCTGCTCAAAATTCAGGACAAGTTATTTCAAGTGTTATTGATAAAGTATCAACGTACTTTAACCCTCAGACAAGACAATTAGGTGAAAATGTTTATCTATCAGAACTTAGAAGTATTATTCAAAACACAAACGGAGTATTAACCGTTTCAACGTTAGATGTTTTCAATGAAGTTGGAGGGCAGTATTCATCTGCAGAAACATCTATGGAATATTCAGACCCAGCATTAAAACTTATTGGACCTATTGATGATACCATATTTGCACAACCATCACAAGTTTATCAGATTAGATATCCAGGTAAAGATATCAGAGTTTCAGTTAAGAACTTCCAATCAATTACTTTCTCTTAACAAGTTTATTTATTTTTTCTTTAGATTATTATTTAATTGTGTGGGTTCACTTTAAAAATCCCGCATAAACTATTTATTAATTAAAGACATTA